GTTTGGTACAGGTTCAGATTTACAGATTTATCATGATGGTACTGACACATGGATAGATGAAAGTGGTGCAGGTTCTTTAAAAATTAGAGGAAACTATCTTCAACTATTATCACCTCAAGATGAATTATTTTTTCAAGGACAAGCAAATGGTTCTTCATATATTTATCACAATGGCTTAGAAAAACTCGCCACCACCAGCACAGGCATAGACGTAACAGGTACAGCCACAATGGATGGTTTGACTGTTGATGGTACTAGCGACCTAAATGGTAATGTAACGATTGGAACATCTATTACAACTTTATTAAGTGGTAATGATATTGATTTTCAAAGAGCAGGTGATTCATATTTAAGCCAAACAGGTGGTGGGTCTTTATTTATTAGAACTAATGATGGTACTAGTAATAAGGTTAGATTAAATGTTTCTCCTATTGGAGACATTTCTTTTTACGAAGATACAGGCACAACAGCTAAGTTATTTTGGGATGCAAGTGCGGAATCGCTTGGAATTGGAACTAATAATCCTTTAGACCACTTACACATAAATGATGATTCAGGGGATGCAAGAATACTACTTGACGGTCTTACAGGATATGATGCTGAGTTAAAATTTGCAGAAGCTGGTGTAGTTAAATACTCAATAGGGCATGATGCTGCAACAGATAGCTTTGTTATTGGTACAACAAATGTTGATACATAAAAAAGATTAGTTATAGACTCATCAGGCAACTTGTTGGTAGGTAATACAGTTGTTAATCCTGCTAGTGGATTTGCTTCTCAAAAAGGTTTTGGTTATGCAGCATCAACAGGTAAAGTTGAAATTGCTACAGATGCTAATGCTGCTGTTATGGAACTTGGCAAGAACAACTCTAATGATGGAAGTATCTTAGTATTTCGTAAACAATCTAATACAGTTGGAAGTATTGGTACTGAAGGTGGTGATATAGTTATTGGTACTGGTGATACAGCAGTGCAATTCGCTGATTCATTAGATTGTATTAGACCATTCACATCTTCAGGTTCAGGTAATGGCGGTAGAGATAATGCGATTGATTTAGGTGCATCAGGTCAAAGATTTAAAGACCTACACCTTTCAAATAGAGCTAATGTGGGACATGTTCATTTATCTAATGCTGGGAACTACACAAATAATCACGTCGGAGTATATGCAAACGGCACTGTTGTTAATACAGCAGCTAGCCAAGATGGTTGGCTTATGCAAGGTGGTTACGGAAAGCTTAAATGGGACTCAACTGGAGTTATGTTAAATGGTATTACATATGAACCAAATAAACCTCACTGGTATGGTAGTGTAACAAATACAAATGGTAGTGGAGTAGCAAATTCTGGAGTTGCATATACTGCTCTTAGTAACAATACTATTACAGGTTCAGTAGTAAGTGGCCAATTTAGACTTATTGCTCCTCATGCTGGATTGTATTTAATAAACTTTAATACTATCTGTGATACTACAACTGGAAGAATAGATAGTAGAGTTTTGGTAAATGGCAACGTTGTTACTGAACAATTATCTGAAAATAATGGTACCGGCTACCATTATAGAGGTGTAAGTATTGTAGTAAAACTTGCATATAATGATTACGTAACTTTTGTAAATGATGATTGGTACAACGCAACAGTAACAACTTTTGAGGCCTGGAGAACAGCCTCTATAACAATGATAGGATAAAAAAAATGGCAATAATAACAAATGAACTAACAAGTACAGATTATAAAGTATTTGAGTATGTAACTAATGACCCAACGGGTTGGGTAGAAGGCGCTATAATTAGTAGGCTTGCGATAGCAAAAAGCGAAATTTTAACGGCTTTAATGCAGCATTGTAATGAAAATGAAATTGCATTAGCTGTAGGAGAAGAAGCTCAAATAAATCAAGCATTCGAATTAGATGTAGCACTAACTGTTACAGAAAGAAATGCTCTTTCAGATCTTTCCTAGTAAGGCTTAAACTGTTATAAATAGAATATAATAGGAAATAAATATGGCAGCACCAAATAGTAAAACAACACTTATCGATTATTGCTTACGTAATCTCGGAGCTCCTGTAATCGAAATTAATGTAGATGAAGATCAAATAGATGATAGAATAGACGAAGCTCTACAATTCTATCAGACTTATCATGCTGACTCTATAGAAAAATTCTATTTAAAACATGAAGTAACTCAGAATGATATTACAAATGGTTATATTACAACAAGTAATTTAATAACAGATGTTGTAAGAGTATTACCTATAAGAGATTCTGTAACATCAAGTGATATGTTTGATATAAGATATCAGATACATTTAAATGATATACATTCAGTTGGCTTTATGGGTAACCTTACTGATTACGTTATGTCACAACAGTTTTTATCTCTTTTAGATGTCGTTCTTGACTCAGATGAAAAACATATTAACTTTGATAGACATAAAAATAGAATCGATATCTTTATGGATTGGTCAGAAGAAGTTGTTGTAGGAGATTATTTAGTAGTTGAATGTTATCGTATAATAGACCCAGACACTTATACAGCAGTATATAACGATTATTTCTTAAAAAGATATGCAACAGCATTAATCAAAAGACAATGGGGTACAAACCTTATTAAATTCGAAGGAATGGTTATGCCGGGCGGTGTAACATTTAATGGACGTCAAATATTTGATGACGCAAACGAAGAAATAACAAAATTAGAAGAAGAGGCTAGACTTAACTGGGAACAGCCAGTCGACTTCATGACAGGATAAAACATGCCGAGAAATGTATACTTTTCTCAGGCCGTTAAAAGTGAACAACACTTATACGAAGACCTGATAATAGAATCACTAGGAATATATGGACAAGATGTCTATTACATTCCACGTACGCTTGTAAACAGAGATTCTATATTAGGCGAAGATCCAGCTTCAAGCTTTGATGATGCATATCTTCTTGAAATGTATATTGAAAATACTGAAGGGTTTGAAGGTTCAGGCGACTTATATTCTAAATTTGGTTTAGAAATACGAGACGATGCAACTTTTATAGTATCAAGAAGACGTTGGGAAACAAGAGTTGGTACTTTCTCAAGCAATGTAACAGATCCAAGACCTCAAGAAGGAGATTTAATCTTCTTACCAATGACAAATTCATTCTTTGAAATTAGTTATGTTGAAGATGATTCACCGTTTTATCAGTTATCTAACTTACCAGTATATAAAATGCAATGTTCATTATTTGAATATAACGATGAAGATTTCGAAACTGGTGTTACATCAATTGATGAAGCAACATCAAAAGCTGCTTATCAAATGCCAATTGATATTGCAATTACAGGTGGTAATCACTTCCAGGTTGGAGAGATAATAGAACAAGTTATAACTCCAGCAGATGGCGACATTCCAGCAGTTATAGTATATGGTGAGGTACAACAAAGAACAAAAGCTTCAGATATTTTAAGTAAGCTTTGGGTATCTAATATAGGAACATCGGGTACATCAATTGCAAAAGAATTTACAGTTGGTGGTGTAGTAACAGGCAGAACTTCAAATAATACTGGAACAGTAGCTACTATTTATAGTGATTTAACAGATACAACTGGAAGCGCTTGGGCTGCCGATGAAGCTGCTCAAAATATTGATTTTGAATTAGAAGCTGATGGATTTATTGATTTTTCTGAATCGAATCCATTTGGCGATCCATCGGAGACGTACTAATGTTTGGTGACCATTTCTATCACGCAACAATGAGAAAGTCAGTAGCTGTCTTTGGCACATTATTTAATAACTTAAAAGTTATGAGAAAAGCCGCTGATGGAAGCGTATTAAACCAAACAAGAGTACCATTAGCTTATGGACCTAAACAAAAATTCTTAGCTCGTCTTGATCAAGAAACTGGATTTGACGCTCAAATGGCGATTAAGTTACCAAGGATGGGATTTGAGATTACTGGTATTACTTTAGACCCAACTCAAAAGGGTGCTAAGAGAAATATAATATCCGAAACTCATGGTTCAGATATTACTAAAAAGAAAACAATTAAACATTATACTTCATACGATATCGGTATGTCTTTATATGTACTTGTTAAAAATCAAGATGATGGACTACAAATTGTAGAACAAATTTTACCATACTTTCAACCAGAATATAATGTCACAATAACTCCGGTTGCAGGTTTTGATTATAAACAAGATGTATCAGTAATACTTGGAAGTGTTGCTATTGATGACCAATATGAAGGAGACTTTTCAGAGAGAAGAGTACTTATATATCAATTAGATTTTACAATGAAGATGAAGTTCTTTGGTCCAACAGCTGACCAAAATATAATACGTGAAGTTAACTTAGACTTTCATGATAAAGATAATGTAGGAAGAACATTTGAGGAAATGGACTTTACTGTAGGTGGTACTGATGATGCTGATGATTACACTATTACTACTACAATTACTGAAGGTGGATAATGGACAAGAAAGAAAAGATGACTGCGAGTTTAGAAAAGAACTTACCAACTATTAAAAAAGATAGACCAGTTAAAATAGATAAAGACATAAAAGACGATTATGACTTTTCACGTAAGACTTATAAAGACCTAATATATAACGGAACAAGGTCAATGGATGTATTATCTGAACTTGCAATAGAATCAGAACATCCAAGAGCATTTGAAGTCCTTGCACAAACAATAAAGAATATAAGTGATGTTACTAAA